CACCCAAGAAGAAAACCCTTCAATACCAAAACTGATAAAACAAAATGTTTCGGAACCAAAAAACAATTTAAAATTTGAAAGAATTAGTTTAGATGCTGATATTGAAGAGCGAAAAAAAATAATTGATAGGGTAGTTAAAGGTGAATTAAAATGGCAATTTTTTGCTATTGACGGGAACAAATCATATCATTATTATTTGGTAATTAAAAAAAATTAATATGACAACAGAACAAATCCATGCGAGCTTGGACAATATGCTCGCCAACCCAAAATCTAAAAACTTTTTAAATCACTTGGTTAGGGCTTACGTGCCTGTGAGCAATGTTGATAAAGTTTGGCAAAAACCAGATGGTGATTTTAAATGTTCAATAACAAAAGAGCCGTTAATTTCAGCACAAGAAATTATGGATGGTATTCAAACTGAAGAGTTCAAAAAAGATTTCATGAATAATGTTAAATCTATATTTGACGTCAACTATGATAAAACATCGCCATTTGCTAAACTTATAGGTGATAAAAAGTTGGGTGTCACTGGAAAAGATACAACAACGTTTATGTCATATCCTGTGTATCAAGAATTTTTTAATTGGGTCATTACCAAGTCATTTAAGGGTGATAAACATATCAATTGGTTATTGGGTTCAATAAAACGTGAAACTTTCGTTGAACGTGCCTCAGAGATAGAGGATAAAGAAGTAAAAGAAAAGGCGCAAAAACTGAAAAAAAATAGTGGTGGTACAACCTATAGATTAGGGGATGCTAGCGATGTTCTATTAAAATTAAAAGAAAAGTTTAATAAATAAATAAATAAATAAATAAAATGAATCGAAGAAAAACAGTTACGAAAGAACAAACACCAAAACCGCTTGAAAATTTACACCTTATTGATGTTGAAATTGATGACTTTGGTATAATGGAACAAGAGCCATATATAGAAGAAGACGAGGACTATTTGTCAAATTCGTTGACCAATGATATCACTTTTATTGAGTTTGCGATAGTAAATGCGTTTTTGCATTCTTCATATAAAAACAAGGGAAAAAATATTGAAGTTGTTTCATATGGGAATGTTGATAATGTTGGTAGACTTAGTTTTGGCGGTGCGTATGAAGTTACTGGTTCTTATTGGTATGTTGCTAAATTAAAAAATGATGAGGATGAGTATATCATTCAAACTAGAATGTTTCAAGACAACCGAAATGATGTCTGTACTCAGTTGAATATTAGCAGTAAGAAAGGTAAAACATATGGCAACTTTGAAAAATTATTTAAAGATATTATTTCACTGGCATTTAACAATTCCGAGTATAAAGGTAAGTGTATAAAAGTTAAACTTAGTGAAGGTCGTTTTAGGGGTATTGAAATCATTAATATTGAAGAATCAAAAAATGAACTAATACTAAATGATGTTCAAAAAAAATTCATCGAACATTTTATAACACGTGTATCTAAAGGTGGTTATGCACGTTACTTATTGAACGGTGAACCAGGAACTGGTAAAACTGAAAGCATACGTGAAATGGCGAGAAGGCTTATTCCACAGGTCACCTTTATTATCCCAGAGTTTGCTGACACCAGAGACCTTACACTTATCTTGGAAGCTTGTGAAATTTTTGAAAATGGTGTTATTATAATGGATGATATAGATTTATATCTTGGCTCACGTGATAATGGAAGTTACACTAGGTTATTAGGTCAATTCTTATCATTCTTTGATGGTGTTAAGAAAAGAAAAATAAGTTTGTTGGCATCAACAAATGATAAGGGACTGGTTGATAAAGCAGCCGAAAGACCAGGTCGTTTTAATTTCACTTTGGACTATAGTTTCTTAAACGAAGAACAAATTGTAAAAGTTTGTGATATCCACTTACCAGAAAAATGGAGAATAAAAGAAGTTTATGATGCATTAACTGGAACAATAAATGGTAGAAAGGTGAATATAACTGGTGCCTTCATTGCTAACTTGGCCGATAACTTGAAAGAAATGTCTGATGATGATGATAACTGGTCATTAGAAGATACGGTTTCTCTTATAAAAGAATCATATAAAGGGTTTTACGTCAGTCAAGTTGATAAAGAAAAACAAACTTTGGGTTTTAAAATATAAATAACATAAATATGAATAAAGAAATTATTAGTGTTGGTGTGGCTAATGAAAAAGAAAAAAGCATCGAAATTGAAGAATTAAAAACGTGGTCTCCTAAAAACATCAATTATTTTAGTGACACTGTGTACTTTAAACATGGTGATACTTATTATTCTATGAAAAGATTAGATTACGATAAAATATTTAATCAAAAAAATAATAAGCAATATGAGCGTAATTAAATTTGAATTAAAAAAAGAACATGTACTTTTATTAAAAAATCTACGTTGGAGCATAAATAACCAAGGTATAGTTAGCGGTGTTGCCGATGAAGGCGATGAAACTGCGCCACCATTTGGTGAATATAATATCTATGATGCTATTAGTTTGATACTAAATGGTAAACCTAAAGATATTGATTTATTGACACACGATTCTTTTTTCACATATACGGATGAAGAAATGGCTGAGTGGGATAAATTATATTCAGAACTGCCCACGGCTTTAGAAATAATTTTATTTAATGGTAGTTTTGAATTAGGTATATACAAAACAAAATACCATCTTCGTGATTGGAAAAAACTATAAAAGAATATTGTTATGAGTGAAAATAAAAAATCATATGCTATCGTAAAAACCTTTAAGAGCTCAAATAAAATAGATACTATTTTGTTGGTTGATACACATTCTGAAATTTGGGAATTTGATAATTTTGATGAAGCACAAACGATAGCTGACATCTTAACAAAAAACTCTGATTCTGGTTGGATTTATTTTGTAAGACCTATAAATAATTCAGAACAATAAAACATATAATTTAGGCTTGCCATATATCTAATTTTTTAGTATATTTGCAAAATAACATTATACAAATAAGATTATTAATGAAATTTAAAGAATTAACTAATGAAACAATTGATAAAGCTAGATTGATTTATCTAGACAAATCATTATCGTGGGATAACAGAATGAAATTGTTAATGGATTTGTTTGGTCGCTCAGAGCGAACTGTCCGTAAATGGTGTAGTGAAAAACTTTCATTCAAAGAAAAGGTTGATGTTGAACCAGAACAATACGTTAAAGCGCAACAAAGACAGTTCAACCCAAATAAATCTAGATTTATTATCACATGGGCTCAAAATGATACGCATGTTCACAAAGGGTTTTTAAAGAACATAGAAGCATATGCTAATGAGATTGATGCTGATATTCACATAATACTTGGTCGATACAAAAACCCAACATCTGTTTTTACTGACAAAGACCATGATACATGGGCCCCAGAGGTTATAAAGTATTCTGATGCTAACAGGCACAATATTCACAAATATGTGTCAATAATGTCTGATATAAAAATTCAACCAACTGCAACAAACCCAATGAGCGGTATGCAAGGTATGAGTGGTGTCAATTCTTGTATTTTTGGTTCACCAAAAGTTCAATTAGAAATGATACCAGTTCTTGACGAGAGCAAACCAAAAATGATGTTGACAACTGGTGCTGTTACTCTTAAAAATTATACTGACTCCAAAGCTGGTAAAAAAGGTGAGTTTCACCATACATTTGGTTTTGTAATTGTGGAGATAAAAGATAAAGATGTTTTCTTTGTTAGACAAGTAACCGCAGATGATAAAACTGGCTCTTTCAGTGATTTGTATTACAGAGTTGAAAATGGCACTGTTAATAGAAACGAATCAATTGAAGCGTTGATTCTAGGTGATGTTCATTTTGGTCATCATGACCAAGAAGTTATGAATAAAACATTTGAATTAACCAGTGTTTTATCACCAAAACATGTTGTATTGCATGACGTATTTGATGGTGATTCAATCTCACACCACCAATTAAAAGACCCATTTGTTCAATACGGTAAAGAGGTAAACGGCGCAAACGATTTAAACAAAGAAATTAATGTAATGTTAGAATGTTTAAAACCGTTTGAAAAATTTGATAATGTGGTTATAGTGAGAAGCAACCATGATGACTTTCTAGATAGGTGGTTAAAAAATGAAGATTGGAAAAAACAACCCACCTTTAAAAACTCTAGATTGTATATGCAACTATCCGATATATTGTTGGAACAATACGCTAACAATCATCAAAATGTTAAAGGCGTGATACCAGCTTTAATAAATAAAACATACCCTAATTTTATAACACTGGATAGGCGTTCATCTTATAAAGTTAAAGGTGGGTGGGAATTAGGACAGCATGGTGATGTTGGTTCTAATGGTAGTAGAGGCTCTCTGCTTCAATTTAGAAATCTAAATACAAAAATAGTTGTTGGTCACTATCACACCCCAGGGCGTAAAGATGGGGCCATAGCAGTTGGTACCTCTACTAGTCTACGTGTAGGTTATAATTTAGGTCCAAGCACTTGGTTACAATCACATGTTATAATCCACAATGATGGTAGAGCTCAACATGTTAATTTTATAAATGGAGAATATACAACTTTTAAATAATATGGTGATTATTTTAGATTTTGATGGTACATGTGTTACGCACGATTACCCAAATGTTGGACATGATATAGGCGCAGCGCCTGTATTAAGGAAATTGGTTGCTGAAGGACATCAATTGGTTTTGTTTACGATGAGAAGCGATATGGGTGTTGAAAAAGGATTATTTAAAAGTGGTCTAAGTGATGCGATTGATTGGTTTAAACAAAACAATATACCTCTTTATGGAATACAACGAAACCCAACACAAGATACGTGGACAACATCACCTAAAGCCTATGGACATTTGTATATTGATGATGCTGCTTTAGGTGCACCACTTAAGTATGACAACAGCATTTCCGACAGACCTTTTATAGATTGGGTAATTGTTGAAAAACTAATGTTAAGAATGGGGTTTTTGACAGATGAAAATAATCACACCCAAAATTAAAACACTCGGTTAATTTAGATATTTATAATAAAAAAGTTATGAAATTTACAAAAAAAATAGACTTTGGTGAGTATTTGATTATTGCGGTGTATGATGATGTCAGTGGTTCTCTAGAAATTAGCGTTTTAGATGAATTAGAAGAAGTGATAGAAAGCATTCAAATCACAAATGATGACGAAGACAACTCTGAAGAAAACGATACTTTTACCAAACCTAGTTTAAATTAATTTATGAATAAACAAATAGAAGTTCAAGCACCAAATCCGCTTGTTTTTAAAGATGGTTATATAACGATATTTTTGGCTGGTTCTATTGAGATGGGTAATGCCGAAAAATGGCAAGAAAAGATAATTAAATCATTAAAAAACGAACAGATTATCTTTTTTAACCCTAGACGTGACGATTGGGATTCTTCGTGGGAACAAAAAATAACAAACCCAGAGTTTAAAAAACAAGTTAGTTGGGAATTAAAAGCATTAGAAGCTTCTGATATAATTATCATGTATTTCGACCCAAATACAAAATCACCAATCTCTTTGTTGGAATTAGGGCTTCACGCTAAAAGTAAAAAATTAATTGTTTTTTGCCCAGATGGTTTTTGGAGAAAGGGTAATGTTGACATTGTTTGTGAAAAATATAATATTAAACAAGTTAATAACTTTGAAGATTTAATTCTAGAAGTAAAATCCATCCTTTAAAGATGAACAACAAAAAAAAGCAACACTTAATCAACAACGAGATTAAGGCACGTGAAGTAAGATTAACTGATATCGGTATAGTATCATTTAACGAGGCTTTAAAACTGGCCGAAACACAGAATTTAGATTTGGTATTAATGGCCCCAAATGCAATTTTCTTTTAGTGTTAATTAGTCCTTTTGCTAATTATGGTGTATTTATAATAAAACACACCAAATGATTATATATAAAACGACAAATTTAGTTAATAGGAAAATTTATATCGGACAAGATGTTAATAATGACCCAAAATATTTAGGTTCTGGTAAATTATTGTTAAATGCGATAAAAAAATACGGGAAAAATAATTTCCAAAAAGAAATTCTGGAAACATGTTTAACTACTGATGAATTAAATAAACGAGAACAGTATTGGATTAAAGAATTAGACTCAACCAACAGAAAAATAGGCTATAATATATCATTTGGTGGTCAACTATCGTCTTGGAAAGGTTTAAAACATAGTGAAGAAACCAAAGAAAAAATTAGTCAATCTCTTAAAGGTAAAAAACCTTGGAATAAAGGTAAAGAAAACGTTTATTGTGACGAAACAAAAACGAAAATGAGTAAAGCTAAACTAGGTAAACAAATTTGGTTGGGTAAAAAACATTCAGATGAAACTAAAAAAAAATTATCAAAAATTAATCTTGGTAAAGTTCATTCGGAAGAAACCAAAAGAAAAATGAGTGATTCACATTTAGGTAGGACTTCTTGGATTAAAGGTAAAAATCAATCTGAAAAGGTTAAAGAAAAAATATCCAAAACGCTAACAAAAAAAATATTATTAATAGAATCTAATGAAGTCATATGTGTTTTTAATGATGCAAATGAAGCGGCTAATTATCTAAATGTATCAACCAAAACAATAGGTAATTATTGTAGATTAAAAAATGAAAAAAACAAGTTAAACATAATTTATCAAATTGATTATGAAAAAACAAAATAGAAAAGAAAAGTTAAACGAAGAAATTAAAATTCAAAAAATTAGGCTAACTGGCGGTGATTTTAAAGGTGAAATTGTTTCACTAAATGAAGCGTTAGAAATAGCTAAAAAAGCTGATTTAGATTTGGTTTTGATTTCTGAAAATAATGGAATTGGTATTTGTCGTATTATAAACTATCAAAAATTTCTATACGAACAAGGTAAAAAAGAAAAACAAAAATCCTTGGAATTAAAAGAAATAAAGGTAGGACCAAACACTTCTGAAAACGATTTGGATTACAGGGTAAAACATATGTGCGAATTCTTACAAAAAGGCCATAAAGTAAAAATAACCATGCAGTTTAAAGGCCGTGAAATGGCTTTTGTTAGCAAAGGAGAACAACTTATGTTAAACCTTATTTTAAAACTCACTGATTTTGGGTCGGCTGAGGCAATGCCAAAAATTGAAGGTAAAAAAATGTTTGTTACTATTAGACCAAAAAGTAAAAAATAATTAAATCATGGCTAATTTCTTTTTTATATTTATTTTAAGTTGTGTGTTTTTTAATATAAGCGCCCAAAATTATTTTAAAATTAATGATAGCACTTTTGTTAATCTTAGCAATGACTCTAAAATTATAATAAATTCACCCATAACTAATGAAATAATAAAAAATGGTTTTTCTGGTGGTTTTTATATTAAAACTGAAAATGAAAATGTTGTCCTCAACATTAACAATAATATAGGTGTTTTTACTATTCCATTTTCATCATCTTTAGGTAATACTATTCCGTTTGAATTCAATATAACCGCATCTGGTATTGGGTCTGGAAAAGTATTATTTAATACATACGAAACTCCTGACAATAATCTACCTTATCCAGCTGGCGTAACTCATTTGCTTTTTAATTGGAACAACAATTCTCAAATGGTTATTGACAGATTTTGGAATATAGAAGTTGTTGGTTATACACAAAAACCGATTGGCGTGTATACTTTTACCTATGATGACAATGATATAGTTGGCAATTCAATAACTGAATCAAATTTATTTTTACAAAGATGGAACAGTGATTTATCCAATTGGGGTGATTGGCTATCGTCTCCGTTTGTTAACACTACAACTAATAAAGTTTCCCTTGCGGTTTCGGCACCTATTGTACAATACAAATCTTGGACTTTAGTTGATTATACTCAACCATTACCTGTTAGTTTAATCGAATTCAATTGCGATTGTATTAATAATAAAGTGTTATGGGTTACAGAAAGTGAAACCAATAACGATAAATTTATTTTAGAAGGTAGTGATGATTTAATCAATTACATCAGTATGGATAGTGTGAAAGGAGCTGGATTTTCAAATAATGTAATAAAATATACTTACCAAGTAAGTGATTGGAGATTTAACTATATCAGATTAAAACAAAAAGACTTCAATGGAAATATAAATATTTACGACCCTATATCATCTTGCAATAATAAAAATGAGTCAGATATTATTCTTTATCCAAACCCTAATAATGGAGTTTTTACTATAAATCATAATTCAACCTATCTTTTCTCATTATATGATATTAATGGAAAACTTATATTTCAAAAAAATACCTCTGAAACAAATTTTAATTTTAAACATTTGGAAAGCGGTACATATTTTGTAAAACTAATTAACTCAAATAAAATTTTAAATTTTAAACTCATTAAAAAATGAAAAAATTATTTTTTTGAATATTTTCCGAAATAAAAAAGATAAATCATTTCTGATTTNNAAAAAATTATTTTTTCTTCTATCTATTTTAATTTATTCCAATCTACATTCCCAAGTTGGGATAAGTAATAACTTATCTTTCACTCCTACTTCAATGTTGGATGTAGATGGTTCTGTTAAAATAAGAAACGTATTAAACTTACCTACCAAAGCACCTGCATCAGGAAATAGATTCTTAATAATAGGTAACTCTGGGGACATTGATACAACGCAATTAAATATATCAAATTTATTAACTGCGAATAATGGATTGACTCTTGCGAGCTCAATAATAAGATTAGGGGGTATGCTAAATCAAAATACCACTATAGAACAAAATACTTTTAATTTCAATTTTAACGGCTCTGGAAGTATTGGAATTGGTAATACTTCTCCAACCCATAAATTACACGTAAG